GTACGAATTCCGTAAAGTCTCTCCAATAGCTTCCAGCTCAGCTGGATCCATATTGTTCACCATCATGATGGATGCATATGCGCAATTGAAATCGACTATTCTATCTTGAGGCTCTATATTCTTAAACAAATGTAAAAGATTATAGCTCTGAATCAGATTGACATTCAGACCCGCATTGACATTTGACGTCATCAACATTTTCCCTATATCCTGGTAAATTGGAATTCCAGAATAAAGCTTATTATACATGAGTCCCAAACTCTTATAATAATGTGCGACCCAGCCATTGCGTACCGCTTCCTCATTAATGCATGTTGTCAGACTAGCTAATATTTTGCGCAACTTCTGCGCGTAAACATATTTACCGGGTTGATATTCCACAAAATGTCCAGAGCAGAATTCAACCTCATGTGGCGCTTTCCTGACGATTAACTTGGCATCAAAGCCGAAATTAGCATAATAATTGGTAGGCGTGCAATATTTTGGGGCTCGCATATAAGAATCAACACCTTTCACCACGAAAGAGAATGTCCGGCACCCTGGCACGGCACATTGCTCAAAGTCACAGTTAGGGCAAAAATTCTTAATGAGAAAATATTGAGTTGCAATGTAATTCAAGATCCCATTGCCTAATGACGTGTCCATGTCACCTGAACCCCTACAGTAATCGAACGCGAACTTAACTCCACTACTTGTACCGCCACGCTTGTGCATTTTGGCAGCAAATAATAAATCAAGAAATTCTTTCCTGTGTGGGAACAGTTTTGAATACACGAGATATTCAAAATGAAGGACCTGCTTACGTTGACTAGCTTCGAACTTACTCATATCATTCTCTATGAACCACTCCCCCACCATACGTGAAAACTTTTCACCGCAAGAAAAATTATCACAGGCGTTGGCGACTTGGTCCAAAGCAAAGAATGCACGTTCTATGGGATCAATGATCTGAGCATAAAACCAATTGAATTTGGGATTTCTGCCCATTATCATTCGCGGCGCTTTTCCGGCCTCATAATAACGTTCAAGTTTGACGAAAGCTGAAATATCCGAATCGCGAT